TTTAAATCCGAAATGTTAAATCCAATTTTGACTAAGATATATACCCGCTAAAATAATACCCCATTGGTTTCGAAGTTATTCCAAATGTCAAATCCACCCTTTAAGTTTGCTTTTACACTTTACGAGTTAACGTACTGGTGGTGTAGCACGTAGTACTCGTTTGGCAGCCCTCGCAGACCTACCTTCCACAACTGCTCGTTGATGCTGGCCAAATGCTGATCATAGAACTCTTTGCCGTGGTGGAATGCAAACCGTGCTGACGTCGCACAGTTTACAAGGGTCGCCTCCTCGTCATCATCACTGATCCGTATCCAATTAGTCAACTCCCTCATAGTCACTACATCTATAGGGGCCCACCGAATCGCCGGAATGTTGTCATCGCGCCTAAACCCACGCTTCAAGAACGTCACATCATCTAATTTGGAATAGATGGTTGTCTCCTTCTTGCCTGGGTCGGTATAAGTTATTCCATACACCTTTAGGACTTCGCTCATTGTTGATTGATTGAACCACGCGAGCGTTAGCGGTTCAATTGCTAGCACGTTATCATCTCCATACGCTGTTTCTTCTACTTGTCGATGGTAATTCACTAGGGACATCAGTTGGTCATACTCACGTGCTGCTAACAAGTACGACATTCTCATGTACATGATGTTCCCTATGGTCGTCAGGACTACTGTGATGTTGTTTCCAGACGGATCTCCTTTTGTAGATCCATACACACTGTTCATACAGATATGCGCAGTGTGTATCATCTCCTCCATGAGAACCATCCTAATCCTGGCATTCTCTTCTCCGTCATTGTACCACTCATTGATGAGTTGTCCAATTCTTGCCATCACTTCTGGATGCATCGTTCCGTCAAAGCTACTGAAATCTCCTGCTACACAGTACTCTGACTTGGCTCTCAACTTGTTGTACATCAACGTCCACTCCGTCCAAAGCCCACCATGCGTCGGTGATCTTACTGGAACCAACGGAGCTATTGCTGGTTCAATTGCATGGGCATCCACTGTTATTCCAAGCCTTGTTTTGTTGGCTTTGATCGTTT